CGCATAGACAGGTTTTTCGTGGCGCCGGGAAAACACCGCCCCCCGGTGTTTCTGCGCAGGAACCTTGATGGCCCGTCCGAGCTTCAAGCCCACCGCGATCCAGCGCCGGAAGGTGTCGATCGCGGCCGGCGCCGGCATGTCGCACGAATCGATCGCCACGGTGCTCGGGATCTCGCGCAACACGCTGGAGAAGCACTTCGAGCGCGAGCTGAGCGTCGGGGCCTACGAGCGGCGGTTCGAAGCGGTGCAGGGCCTGCACGCGGCAGCCAAGCGCGGGAACGTGAGCGCGTGCAAGGCGTACCTCGCAGGTACACCGCAGTTCGTTCCGCCGCCGGCAGAGGGTGCGAAGCCCGTCGCCCAGCCGTCGGCGCCGAGTCCGGCGCCGGTCGCGCAGCCGCTCGGGAAGAAGGAAGCGGCGCAGGCGGCGGCGAAGACCGCGCAGCAGGGCACCGGCTGGGACGGCATCCTGCCGGGTGCCTCGCCGCTGCAGTAGCGCGTGCCGGCCTGGGACCTGAGCTGCCCCGATTGGGAGCAGCGGCTGCGCACCGGCCGGCTGCCGTTCCGCTCGCTGCCTCTGACGCCGCACGGCGACCGCGCGGTCGCGGCGTACGACCGCCTGCGCTTGGCCGACGTCGACGGCACCCCGCGGCTGGGCCCGCGCCTCGAGGATGACCCGCCGGAGCAGCGAGGCGACGCAAGCGGCGACTGGTTCCGCGAGATCGTGCGCGCGATGTTCGGCGGATGGGATCCCATCACCCGCGAGCGCTACATCCGCGAGCTGTTCGCGCTGGTGCCGAAGAAGAACTCGAAGACGACGTACGGCGCCCTCGGCCTGATGCTCGTGGCGCTGCTCCTGAACGAGCGGCCGCGCGCCCCGTTCCTGATGACGGCGCCGGTGCAGGATACCGCCGAGATGGCGTTCTCGGCCGTCGCCGGCGCGATCGAGCTGGACCCGGTGCTGGCGGCGAAGCTGCATGTGCGCGATCACCTGAAGACGATCGTGCACCGCGAGACGAAGGCCGAGCTCGAGATCATCACGTTCGACCCGGCGGTGGTCACGGGACGCAAGGTCGTCGGCCTGCTGATCGACGAGGTCCACGTGCTTGGCAAGGTGGCCCGCGCGTCGAAGGCGCTGCTGCAGCTTCGCGGCGGCATGCAGCCGTTCCCCGAAGCCTTCCTCGCGATGATCACGACGCAGAGCGACGAGGCGCCTGCGGGGGTCTTCAAGGCCGAGTTGGAGAAAGCGCGCGAGATCCGCGACGGCAAGCGCGCGGGCTCGATGCTGCCCGTGCTGTACGAGTTCCCGGCGGCGATGCAAACCGACCCGGCGATGCCGTGGCGCGACCCGGCGAACTGGCACATCGTCACGCCGAACCTCGGGCGGTCGATCCATCTGCATCGGCTCATCGACGAATGCGCCGACGAGGAGGCAAAGGGCGAAGGCGAGCTGCGGACCTGGGCGTCGCAGCACTTGAACATCGAGATCGGCCTCGCGCTGCACAGCAACCGATGGGTCGGCGCCGACTACTGGGAGCAGTGCGCCGAGCCGGCGCTGACTCTCGAGGCGCTGCTCGAGCGCAGCGACGTCGTGACGGTCGGCATCGACGGCGGCGGCATGGAGGACCTGCTCGGCTTCGCAGCGCTCGGCCGCGAGATCGAGACCGGCCGCTGGCTGCACTGGGGCAAGGCCTGGGTGCACCGGATCGTGCTCGAGGAACGCCGCAAACAGATCGCCAGCGTGCTCGAGGACTTCGCCGCCGACGGGGATCTGGTCATCCTCGAGGACGATGACGCAAGCGATGTCGAGCAGGTCGCCGACCTGGTGGCGCAGATCGAAGCCGCCGGTCTGCTCGACCGCGTGGGCGTGGACGCGCACGGGATCGACGAGATTACCGAGGCCATCGTGCGTCGCAAGATCGCCTTCGACCGGATCGTCGGGATCCCCCAGGGTTGGAAGCTGGTCGGGCCGCTGAAGTCCACCGAACGGCGGCTCGCGCAGAAGCGGTTCGTGCACTGTGGGCGACGGATGATGGCGTGGTCCGTCAGCAATGCGAAGGTGGAGCCCGCCGGTAATGCCGTCAAGGTCACGAAGCAGGCGGCCGGTACCGCGAAAATCGACCCGGTGATGGCGATCTTCGACGCGGCCGCGCTGATGATGGAGAACCCGAAGGCGCGGCGCACGCAGCCGATCCTGCTCTTCGCCTGACCGCACCTTCCCCACGACACCGAGGGCCCGTCCGCGCGCGGGCCTTCGCATTTCCGGGAGCGCCCGCATGGACAAGCAGTTCGCCTACAGCCTGCTCGAGATCAAGGCGATGGACGACGCCAAGCGGACGTTCCGCGGCATCGCCACGACGCCGACGCTGGACCGCGTCGGCGACATCGTCGAGCCGAAGGGCGCCTCGTTCAAGCTGCCGCTGCCGCTGCTGTGGCAGCACCTGTCCGACGAACCGATCGGCTGGGTGCGCGCCGCGAAGGTCACCGCGGACGGCATCGAGGTGGAGTGCGAAGTGCACACCGAGGGCGAGCCCGGTGCGCTGAAGGACTCGCTCGATCGCTACTGGCAGATGCTGCGCGCGAAACTCGTGCAGGGCCTGTCGATCGGCTTCAAGCCGCTCGAGTCCGCGCGGATCAGCGACAGCAACAGCTACCGCTACCTCAAGTGGCTGTGGCTCGAGCTCTCCACCGTGACGATCGCCGCCAACGGCGACTGCACGATCGATGCGATCAAGTCGGCCGACCTGGCCATCCGCCGCGCCGCGTCTGGCGCCGGCCGTGTCATCCGACTCGATCCCGCGCCGGCGGCCACCGGCAACAACGATCCCGGCGCCTCGGGTGCGCTGCCACGTCGCAAGGGCGTGGTCTACCTCAAGTGACATCCCGAAAGGACTTCATCGTGAAGACCCGCACGCTCCACGTCGGCCTGCTCTCGCTGGCCGCACTCGCGACGATCGCGATCGTCGCGCTCGCCGCCGGCGACCTCTCGCACCTGGCGCAGCTCGTCGACTGGAGGACAGCCGCTGTCGGCGGCCTGTCGCTCGCCGAGGGCGCCGTCGCCATCAACGTCCAGACGATTCAGGATCAGATCAAGGCCTACAAGGCGAAGCGCGAAGCCGCGGTCGCCAAGGCGGCCGAGATCATGGACCTGTCGGTGAAGGAAGGCCGCACGCTCGACGAGCACGAGGAGCAGCAACTCGCCGAGGCCGATGCCGACGTCGCGAAGATCGACAAGCACCTCGGTCTGCTCGCGAAGCGCGAGCAGACGCTCATCTCGCAGGCGACGCCGGTCACGCAGGACGCCGGTCGCGACGGCAACGGCGCCAGCAAGGGAACGGTCGTCGATGTCGGCGCCGGCCGCACCCTGTCCGTCAAGAGCAACCTGCCGCCCGGCATCCGCTTCGTCCGCGTGGCGAGCCTGATGGCCGACGCCAAGGGCAACGTGATGCTCGCCGCCGAGATGGCAAAGACATACTTCAGCGACACGCCCGAAGTCGTCAACGTCATGAAGGCCGCCGTGCACCTGGGCGGCCTGCACAAGCTCTCGCGCGCGAACGACAGCGACCTGGTCTCCAAGGCCGCGGTCACGCCGGTCTACGGCACCGACAGCGCGGTCGCGCAGTACAACGACCTGGAGACCGAGTTCATCGACCTGCTGCGGCCGAAGACCATCATGGGCCGGATGACGCAGCTGCGTCGCGTGCCGTTCATGAGCCGCATGGGCCGCCAGCTCACCGGCGTGACCGGTGCGTTCGTCGGCGAGGGCGCGCCGAAGCCGGTGCAGAAGCTCACGTTCGACAACGCGACCCTCGGCTACGCCAAGGTCGCGGTGATCGTCGTCCTGTCCGACGAGGCGCGCAAGTTCAACGACATCAATGCCGAGACGCGTGTGCGCGACGACATGGTGGCCGGCATCGCCACCTACGTCGACAAGCGCTTCATGGACCCGGCGTACTCGGCGGTGGCGAACGTCTCGCCGGCGTCGATCACGAACGCAGCCACGCGCGTGCAAGGCGGCACCGCGACCTCGCTCGCCGGCATCGACGCCGTCGTCGCAAGCGCGTTCGCTCCGTTCAGCACCTCCGACGTCGATCCTTCGAGCGCCGTCTGGGTGATGTCGGCCGCGACGGCGCTGAAGCTCTCGATGCGGCGCAACAGCTACGACGAGTACGCCTATCCCGACATCAGCATCAACGGCGGCACGTGGATGGGTCTGCCGGTGATCGTGTCGAGCGCGATGGCCGCGGTCGGCTCGCCGACGGAAACGCAGATCGCGCTCGTCACGCAGAGCGAGGTCCTGCTCGCAGAGGAAGGCCTCGCGATCGACATGTCGACCGAGGCGTCGCTCCAGCTCAACGACGCGCCGTCGGCCGGCGCGCAGTCGCTGGTCTCGCTCTGGCAGAACAACCTGATGGCACTGCGGGCCGAGCGCTACATCAACTGGGCGCCGCGCCGGCCGAACAACCTCGGCATCGTGCTCATCGAGAACCTGCCGTTCTGATGGAGCGGCAACGCCCCGGCGGCTTAGCGGCTGCCGGGCTCAACCTGACAGGAGCGACCGCCATGCCGAAGTACCAGACGCGCCACCTGGAGGCGACGCGAGAGTTCATGCTCGGCCGCAGGCCGGTTCGCGCCGGCGACCGCTTCGAGGCGGCGCCGATCGACGCGGACTACTACGTCTCGCGGCGGATGGCGACGGAGGTCGCGCCCACGCCCGCCGCCGCCGAGAAGTCGAAGCCGGCAGCGCGCCGCGCCGCCAGCGCGCCCGGAGCGGGGCAGGCAGCCGCCGCGCCAGCGCCGGCGCCAGCGCCGAAGCCGCCGAGCGCGCCGGCCGGCGTCACGACCCTTGCCGACCTCGACCCGGCGCGCGCCAGCGAGGCGAAACCGGGCGCTGCGAAGGCCGACGACCAGTAGGCCCCGGTGGACGTCGAGAAGAAGCACCGCCTCGGACCGTTGGTGCCTGATCGCGAGCCGCTGCGCGCGCGCCTGGCCGCGCGAAGCCGGCAGGCGCTCGCGGGGGTGCTTGCGTTCGCCGCCGCCCTGTTCGCTCCGGCGCCTGTCGTGATCGCGCTGCTGCTCGGCTCCGGCGGCTGCGCGGTCGCCGGCGTCTACGTGCTCGCCGGCTACGGCTGGTCGCTGATCGCCGGCTCCGCCGCGCTGCTGCTGCTCGCCGCCGCGCTCGCACGAGGCATGGCGAATGCCTGACCGCTCGCTCGTCTCGATCGCCGCAGCCGGCTTCCGCAGCCTGACGAGCAAGGCCGCCGTCAGCGCGACGAGCTTCGGCGGCGCCTGGCGCGAGCTCAGCGGCGTCGGCTTCGTGCGCGAGCCGTTCGCCGGCGCCTGGCAGCGGAACATGGAGATCGAGGCCGCGCCCGGCCTCACGAGCTTCTCGCCGGTCTACGCCTGCGTCACGCGCATCGCGAGCGACATCGCGAAGCTCGAACTCGTCCTTCGCGCTGCCGAAGATGATGGCGTGCTCGACCCTGCCGCGAAGACCTCTCCCTTCTGGACGGTCCTGCGCAAGCCGAATAGCTACCAGAACCGCATCCAGTTCATCAGGTACTGGCTGATCTGCAAGCTCCTCTGGGGCAACGCGTACGCGATCAAGGTGCGCGACCAGCGTGGCATCGTGCAGTCGCTCTACCTGGTGAACCCCAGGCTCGTCACGCCGCTCGTGACGCCCATCGGCGACGTGTACTACAGCATCGCCGGCGACCAGCTCGCGCGCATCCCGAACGGCCTCGGCGCCGCGCCGGCGAGCGAGGTGATCCACGACCGCGGGCCGACGCTCTGGCATCCGCTCGTCGGCATTCCGCCGCTCTACGCGTGTGCGCTCAGCGGCACGCTCGGCCTGCAGATCCAGCGCAACAGCGCTGCGTTCTTCGGCAACATGTCGAGGCCCAGCGGCATCCTCACGACGGCCGGCGAGATCGACCAGGCGACGGCGGACCGCTACAAGCAGCAGTGGAACGAGAACCTCGCGCGCGGCAATCTCGGCAGGCTGGCGGTGCTGGGCAACGGCCTGAAGTACGAGGTGATCACGCAGAACGCCGAACAGTCGCAGCTCGCCGAGCAGTTTGGCCTGGCTGCGGTCGACGTCGCGCGCGCGTTCGGCATGCCGAGCTACAAGATCAACGAAGGGCAGATGCCGACGAGCAACAACGTCGCGGCGCTGAACCAGCAGTACTACTCGGACTGCCTGCAGACGTACATCGAGGACCTCGAGCTCTGTCTCGACGAAGGCCTCGAGGTCCCGCCCGACTACAGCATCGAGTTCGACCTCGACGGCCTGATGCGCATGGATCCGGCGACGCAGATGGACGTGCTCGCGAAGGGCGTCGGCGGCACGATCCTGACGCCGAACGAGGCGCGCCAGAAGACCAATCGGCGCGGCATCGCCGGCGGCGACACGCTCTACCTGCAGCAGCAGAACTATTCGACCGCCGCGCTCGCGAAGCGCGACGCAAGCGACGATCCGTTCGCATCGAGCAAGACGGCCGCGCCCTCGTCGGCGCCGGCAGCACCGCCAGCCGCCGCGCCCGCGCCGCCGCCCGCCAAGGATGCCGGCGAGGCGCTCGTGGGCATCGCGGATCTGCTGCGCGTGGTGCGCGAGGATGCCGCCGCAGCGCGCGCCGACGCGACCGCGCAATCGAGCGTCCTGATCGCCGCGGCAAAGGCGCTCCTGGACCGCGTCGCGGCGCCGCCTGCGCCGCCTGCGCCGGCCGCAGAGGCCGCCATAGACCTCGAATCCGATGACATCGTCAAGAGCCTGAGCGACGCCTTCGCGGAGCTCGAGCCGGTGCTCATCGATGGCTGACAAGCCGCGTGACGGCCGCGACGGCCTCGACGGCCTGTCGGCCTACGAGTGCGCCGTCGCGCTCGGCTTCAAGGGCAACGAACTGCAGTGGCTGGCCTCGCTCATCGGCCCCCGCGGCGAACGCGGCGAGCGCGGAGACCGCGGCGACAAGGGCGAGCGCGGCGAGCGCGGGGTCGGGGAGAGGGGTCCGCGCGGCGAGAAAGGTGAGCGCGGAGAGCGCGGAGAGCGCGGCCTGGCCGGGCGCGACGGCATCGACGGCAAGGATGCGCCGCCGCCGCCCGCTCCGTCGGCGTGGTCAGCGCACTTCGACCGCGGCGACGACCTGCTGACGACCTCGGTGCGCGTGAACCCGAGCGACAGCCGCAACACGCCCTGGATGATCCTGCCGATCCGCAACGCCCAGCGCGTGATGATTGACGCTGACCTCATCCCCTTGATGAAGGCAGAGAGCGCTTGATCCCATTGCTGTCGAGTCGTGGTCTCAAGAGGTCGCAGGTGGCTGGCTCGCCATCCTTCTTCATCACCGGCCCCGTCGCCGAGAACGGCGACAGCCTGACGGCCTTCTCATACGACGTGTCTCCGAACCGCATCGGGTTCCCGTCGACGCGCCGGCCGCCGAAGGTGGTCCTGAACCATGCGCACGCGAACGACACGCTTCTCGACCTCTGGAACCGGCTGGAGGGCAACTGCGACGAAGACGAGGCCGCGGGTTGCGAGGCAATCGTCCTGCGCATTGGCACCAACGGCGCCGGCCCGGGGCAGGACTTCAACACCCTGTACACCCAGATCGTCGACTACATCCTCAGTCGGGGCTTCCGGCTCATCGTGCTGCAAATCCCGCCGCACTACACGGGCGGCGCCGCGATAGCTGCGCAGAACGCCTTCATCGAGAGCCTGCTCCCCTCGCGACCGGACATGCGGTTCGTCCGCGACTGCGACGTCATCTGCGACGAGGACGGAAACGCGCTTCCCAACACGCTCAACGTGGACGGCATCCACTTCGCCGTCCTGGGGCAGTTCGACGTAGGCGTCTCCCAGGGCGTGCTGTCGGCCGACCTCTACCCAGTTGACCCGCGCCTGCTCGACGGGGCGGACACCTATGCGCAGAACCCGTCCTCGAGCCAATGGGTCCTGAACCCGCTCATGGCCGGCACCGGCGGCACGTCGCCGAGCGGACA